GGGCCAATAGGGGATACCTCTGCACAGGATTATTATGTAAGATATAAGGATTATATCAAAAACGTGGCCAGCAGTGAGATCTACGCAACTTGGCCGGAGGACACGATACGTGCCAATGTGTGGGCGCATAAAGGCTACCCACACTTATTTGTGCTGGATTTTCGGATAAATATCTAAAGTAAAAGAAACATCATCACCGTTTTTCCATGTATTTTTTGTATTTTTAGTATAAACAGCCTTTTCTATCAGCTCACGAAGAAACTGATTCTTTGTAGAGGTATCCCATGTCCAGTAATGAGCGAGAAGATCTTCGCATTTGGGGATAAAAGAAGAACGCTGAAACTGTAGTTCCTGTTCGTGTTTAATCTCTTGCCTTAAAGAATGAATTACTGTATCGCAGGCAGACAGTTCGGCAGCAGTAGCCCGGGAACGTTCGAGAAATTCTTCTGTAGAATAAATCCCCTGTTCAAGAAGATCATATTGCTTTTCTTTTTTCTTCCTCAAAACATCAATTTCTTTTAATTTTCCCCGGATCATTTCTTCTTTCTCGGAAATAGAAAGAGAATATTCCTGATCAGAAAAATTGCTATTTAACTTGTAGCCATCTACAAGTTCCTGGATTCCGTCAAGAAGAGCTTTTTCAACAAGAGGGAGCTTACTACTTACATTGTTGCAGGAACTGTATGGACATCGAAGCAGATCAACCTGTCTGCCGCTTGGTGCTTTACGGGTCATAACATAGCCACATTTTCCACAACGAATAATACCGGCAAGTGGATTGCGGAGTACATGCAGAGAATTGAGCGGTCGTGCAGGATTTTGATTCACGATATCTTGGGCTTGCTGAAAAAGTTCCTTTGATACAATAGCAGGATATCTGCCTTCAACAAGAATATAATCCTTAGCAAAAGGGCGAGAGATGGTTATTTGCCCATCTTGTATATGCTTTACAGCCTTTCGGCTGTTCCAGCGTATCATTCCTGCATACACTGGATTTCTAAGAATTGCCTGCACACGAGGGACGGTCCATAAACCACCATCCATGGTTTTAATTCCGGAATCATTTAATTTACGGCAGATCTTAGCCATTCCAATTCGCTCACCTGCCACTCCGTGGACATACAAATTGAATATGAGCTTAACGATTTCTGCCTGATCAGGAACAGGCTGCAGTGTCCATCCTTTTTCACCAACAAGTTTTACACGGGAATATCCGTAAGGCGGTTTACTGCCACAATATTTCCCCTCTTTTGCAGAAGATTCACGACCTGCAGTAAGACGGCGGCGAATGGTTTTATATTCTCGCCGAGACATAAAAAGGCCAAATTCGAAATATTCTTCGTCATATTCATTGTTTGGATCATAAGTTTTGAGCGGAGTAATAATCAGTGTTTCAGAATATCGGAAGGCTCTGGCAACAACACCCTGATCTATAGTATCGCCCCTGGCCAGACGCTCTACTTCAACGACCAGAACACCATCCCACATACCAGATTCAACTTCGCGGAGAACCTGTTGCATAACAGGTCGGGCAGAAATTGTCTCACCGGAAACAATCTCTTTATAAATTGCGCCTACATTATAGCCACGTTTTTTAGCAAGATCCAACAGGATTCGCTCATGGCGTGCAAGAGTTTCACCTTCGCCCCTGGCTTCAGCCTCCCGATCAGCACGGGACTTACGCAGGTAGATACATACATTTAAAAGTTCCATAATATCACCTCGGTTTAAAATATGTAAAAATGGGTACAAAAATAACAGCCAGCGAACGAGTGTTTCGCTTGCAAGGCCGCTCCGAAGATGATACAATATTTTTGCGAAATGAGCATCTCTTCGGAGATCTGACCGGTTCCTGTTGGCGCAGGAGCCGGTTTTTTATTTATGTAATTTGTATAAAGTAAAAGACACCCGAGCAATTATTTGCACGAGTGTCTTTCAACCATAATCGATATGGTTCTCTCCGTACAAGTATATTACTACAGATAAAAAAATATTGCAAATTTATATAACGTAAAAGACCTCGTATTTCTACGAGGTCTTCACATAATAAACTGATATCTTCTTTGATGCCCCTAGGGCAATATTAGAAAAGAATTTCTTCCCTTCTGTCAGCTTATTATAATTCATATTGTGCTCGTAGTCAATGAATATGTTATTGGTATTCTGCTCTGTGGAACGAAAAAGGTGTTGCCATAATGACAACATCTTTAAGATAATCCAAGCAACAAGATGGGCGGCGTATCCATCATCTCAGGTACTCTTGCGAGTGTGTCGGGAGCCTTTCCGACCTTTGCTACTTGGTTATTACTCTATGCCATCATTATGCATTTATTATAAAACATCAATTCTCATCACAGCCAGCTGGGGAACAAAATAGATCATATAATTATCCACAGCAACATACTGCCCATATTTGGAACGGTAGCAGTTAATCACTTCCATGAGATAATCCTCTGGCACGTCCAAATGCTCAGCCATTTCATGAAGATTCCGGCAGCGGGCTTCGTAGGCGTTGATGATACCAATTAGACCTACACGGAGATTATAACCGTAAAGTCTGGCACGGTATTCCTGTTTCCGGTTCATGGTGTCGTTCTGATCCAGGATGTTTCCAGTAGTGGTACAGTAATGTCCGATCTCTTCGGCCAGCACGCAGGATTTCTCGGCTTGGGTAGGAAGAGCCTGGTTAATGGCAATCCGATTTTTATATAATCGACCACCATAACCAGGGATATGAGCTTCTTTAACAATTAGGCTCTCTGATTCAGACAAAATTAGTAGTTCTTCGTAGGTCAATAAGATCACCCGTTTCTTTACAAAATAAAATTACAGCCCTAACTCCTTTATTAAATCTTCCTGAGAAAAAACGGGCTCATAATCTGTAGAACCAGCTCTTTTAGCTTTTACAGCAGCGATTTCATCCGGTTCCGGAGCGACTTCTTCAACAATGTTAAGTGCAAAAGAGGTTTGGCTGGTAGTAAGTTTGAATTGTTCATGGATCAAATAAATCAATCCTTTCTATTAACAGAAGTAACGAATTTCTCCAAAATATTTTATCCAGGCACGTATAACATCGTCATGCCGTGCTTCAATCATACGCATAATATTGCGGAGTGTATGGTTAGGAATCCGGGAATTATTATTACAGAGCAAACAGTTGCCAGTACTGGTTATCCATATTTTGGTCGCATTGGCTTTGGGGGCACCCTTTGCAACGTGGATATGAACTGGTTCCAATGGTTCACTTTCATTTGTCCAAAAGTAAATCCAATATTCACCGAATCTAAAAATTTGAGGCATTGTCGAAGCCTCCTTCCTGAGAAAATTCCATAATTAAATGAGCCATAGAATGTATGATCTCATCGAACCGGTCAATTTCTTCATCTGAATATTGAAAGATTTCCTCCCAGTCATAACCAGGAAGCCAACAGGTGGCGTGCTTGAAACAGTACCTTTCATCAGGAGTTTCAATGTAAACTTTGACTTTTCCGTCTGCTTTCATTTCAGAGTGTGTAATTTCAGTGTCATCATTCAGTGTCATAAATGGATACATCATAATTTCATTTCTCCTTTCGTTTTTGTTCCCAAAAAGAATCGTCCATCATAATATCATTCGCATGTTTCTTTTCTTCCTCAGTCGGGTTAAAAGCATGAGCGGCGTTAGGGATGAGTGCTTCCTCCATCTGTTGGGTGGAGAGCAGGTTCTTGGAGTAGGTGAGGACTTTTTTCTTATTCGGGCGGTCAAGCCGGGAATAAATATCGTTCAGTTGCTGCTGATCGGAAGGAAGCGGATCGGGGGCAGCAGGGGATTCCTCCCAACCCATTAAGTAGGCAGGCGTAGTATTTAAGACGGATGCAAAAGCAACAACTTTACTTTGAACAATATCATTAGTTCCGTTTTCAATTTTTGCTATAGTAGTTTTGCTTTTATATCCGAGCTTTGCTGCAAGTTCTTCCTGCGTCATGTGCAGTTCTTCACGTTTTATTTTTATTCTTTTTCCGATCTCTGGCATAATAGCAACCTCCATAAGTATCTATAGGCTGAATATAACATAAAAATGATTAAAAATCAATTAAAATTGAAAGAAATCAAAAAAATAGTTGACTTTAAATCTACACAGTGATATTATAATTGCAGATGATTTAAAATCAACAATAATGATGAAAGGAGGAAATCTAAGTGACTGATTCAAGAGCATTAAAAGAGCTGATTAAGTCTAAAGGATTAAAACTGAAATATGTTGCGGAATACTTGGGTTTATCAAGCTATGGATTTTCCAAGAAATTAAATAATGAGCAGGAATTTAAAACAAGCGAAGTTGCTGCACTTTGTGAACTCTTGGAGATAAAAGATCTTGAAGAAAAAGAAGCTATTTTTTTTAGAATAAAAGATGATTATAAATCATCAACAAAAACAGCTTAACACAGCAATCCAGAGCATAAAGAATCAGCCTAGGAGGTGAGAGAAATGATAAGAAAATTAAATAAGATTCTTACCAATATTGTTGAGAAAATTTTAAAAAAAATCCACTGGCAAAACACAGAGTTTAACCAGCGGACAATCAGCACAATCTTGGGATGGACTTTTGGATGCAGTTTGATTTTGATTTTTAAATTTATATTTGCTTAACGAAATCGCCAATCTCAGGATTATTAAAGGCAATGTGCTCTCTTGATACGGTGTGTTCTTCGGTAGTACCTAAACTGTAAATAGATTTTTTACGAATTATTTTTGTAGGCTGAGATGTTTCATAGACATCTGACTCAATGGTAGCCATTTTTTCTTGAACATGAATTACCGTACCAGTTCCTTTTACTATCTCAAGAAAACCAAGAGAAGTATTAGTATCTGGATCAAAAATTTCATGGTTAGATAAGGCATAAACGAGAAAACGCTGTCCTTTTTTAACATCTTTATTAATGCCTGCATTTATAACGATTTTATAGTCATCATCCATTACATCGACTACTTTGTATTGAGACATATAGCACCTCCTAAATGTAATTGGTTATTTGGTTGATAGCCTCTGTTGTAAGAGCTGGGCGTATAAGAATATTTTCTTTTTCATTGTTTATGTATTCTAGGATATTTTGATCTTCAGAATCAATGGCAAATACTTTTATTTGCATAGCACCACTTTGAGTTATAGTTTCAACATTGCCATAAGCAATCACATGTTCGTAATTTCCAGAACAATGATAGAAAGTGACCCATGACGCATAGGCAATCAGACTATTTGGCTTGCAAATACACACATTGTGAGAACATTCGATGATTTGAATGTGAGTATTTGGAGATAAGTCTTTCAACTCTATTCGTGACTTCACAAGAAGCCAAATAGTGATTGTGAGAAAGAAGACGACAATCAGTAAAACCCATATAGGTACTTTCATTTCTTTGTTAAAAATAAAAAATACAAAAGACAGTATTGCACCTAATGCAAATGATATGAGATTGCTTGTGTCTTTAAAATATTTTTTCAAACATAGATCACATCCTTTCAAGAAAGATTCTATCACGAAAAAATATTGTATTCAAGTCAATATGATACTTAGAAAAGAGGTGGAAAAATGGATGGAGCAACAAAAAGAGTTTCTGAGTATATCAGACATAAAGGCTTTAACCTGTCAGATATATCAAGAAAAACCCATATTCCATACATGGCATTGTATGACAGTCTTTTTAATGAGAAAAGAAATCGCGATTTGCGAGTAGATGAATTTTTAGCATTATGCAAGCATCTCGATGTGAATCCGATATTTTTCTCGGATGAACAGAGAAAGGCGGTTTAAATGGAAGAAATGGAAAAAGAAATTATTTACCTGCGTAATCAGATAAACATGCTTAAGATCTGTCTGGTAATTACGCAGGTAAGTGCAATTATTGTATTGGTTTCTTTGCTGTATCAATATTCTCGACTGTCTCGTGATTATCAAGAGCTTCTTCAAACTTGTCAAGGGTTTCTTGACACTGTGAAAGCTGTTTACTTTGCTCTTCGACAGATTGCTTCAACTCATTGATTGCTTCAATTTCACTTGAAGAAGAAATGTCTGCATTATGTAGGAGTTGCTGCAATAATTCGTTTTGAGATTGCAAAAGCTGAAGCTCGATCACTTCAGTTTCAGAAGGCTTAGATTGCAGATACAAAGGAATGATTATACCGGAAATGATAGCGATAATGAGACTAATGATAGCGCAAAAATCAGATGTTGAGATCTTACGCTTATGCTCATTAATAGGAACTGCAACAGTACAAGGTATGTCGTACGCCGTACTTACTGCATTATCAATAACAATAAAATCATCATTATCTTTTTCGGAGATACCACCTAAGTCTTTCGGAAAATCATATGTATGTGAAAGCGATGTAAAAATTAGTTCCGGTGTTATGGCGTTGAGAGTTGAGGATAATTCATTAAAAGCAGGATTTCTTTTTAAAGAATCAGAAAAGCTTTTGTGTATGCTGTCAGAAAGGGACTTTGCCAATTGTTGTGATAAACAAGAACCTATAGTTTTGGCAATAGAATCTGAATAAGCGGTTTTGAAATTTTCACACAAATTTCGATACGGCTCCATGATTTTAGCTACACTTTGAGTAGTAGCAAAAGCAGTAGAAGAAGTTACGGCTTTATGAAATTGTGATGTACAAAGCAAACTATCAGACATGATTTTAGTCATGCGTTTGAGAGAATCATTGTAATCCGACATAAAATACCTCTTTTCATTATATTATGAAAGAATTTTAGCATTTTATGAAAGATATTACAACAGTATTACAGGAAAGAAGAGTTACAGGACAACCATTGAGGCCCGCAAGGCCGGATAGGAGGGGATTGAGATGCAACAAATAACAGAGAACTCATTAAATGTTTGCGCAAATGGAATTACAAGCGAGGAAATAAGTGAAATTCGAAATTGTATTAGAAGGATTGCCAGGAGAAGAGAGTTAGAAGGAAAGAAAGAACTTAACTGGAGACTGGAACTCAATTCCAGAAAATATGTGCCCCGCAAGAAACGGGACACAAAAGAGAAAATTTATTTAACGGAAACAACACCTTTGAGAAAATGAGCAAGTTTGGCTTGAAGATTACGAAATTCAACAGCATCTTTTTTCATTTCGCGTTTTTCTTCAGAAGTATATGAATCATTCGTGGATTCTTGTTTAATGAATTGAAGTGTATTTGATAAAGCGTTTTCAAGGAGACCAAGCTCTTTGTAGGTGAAAAGCAGAGTACCACACAAATCATCGACCGAATGGCGGTTTGTAGTACTGTCTGGAAGATTATCTAGATCAATAGATTCAATTTCTTCGTAATCAACCGTCTCGAATTCATCAAGGGCATCAAAATGTAATGATTCTGGGAATTCATCATCTGCTGAGAGTTCAGTAATATCAACAAATGAGTAGCCGTCCTGCTTTATTTCGGCTAAACGAGAAAGAAGACTGGAAATATTATAAGTTGCCATAGAAATACCTCTTTTCTTTTTTTTATTAGTGTACCAGCATGGATAATTAAAGAATAGAAGGTGAATGAGTAAAAGTCAATATGAAATGATGTTAGAAACAGTGAAAAAGTCAGAAGGGTGTTGAGGCCCGCAAGGCCGGATAGGAGGAATGGTGAGATGATAACGATAATAATCTCTGCGATTATTTCGGCTATCACAGCAAAAATAGTAGCCACCTACTATTTTGAGAAAGCAGATGGCTACGTAAAAGAAATGTGTGAAATGACAGAAAAGAACAATAAAGAAACGATAACTATTCTACGCAAACTTCAAGAAAACTCAAAACCAAAGGAGACGAGCTGAGATGGAAGGTTTGCTTTTAGACAAAAACCAGTTACAGAATACTTTCTTTCCATAAAGATCCTCCTTTCTTTGATGCTCGGCATGGCAGTGCCTGTATTTACAGGATAGGAGCATACAGCTCGACAGTCAATGAAAGATGTTCGACAATTTGCTTAAATTTTTATAAAGAGGTGGAAAAAATGAACAGATTTGATCTCTTAAAACAGACAAATACAGATCTTGCAGCTCGCATAATTATAGAATTTGGAAAAAGATTCCACGATAATCCAGAAGCTTTAGTAGAACATCTGGAAAGCAAGATAACAGAAGAAGACCTGCGCCGGATTAATGATGCAGGTCGTAAGGAAGGGTTAAGACCGATCGTCTTTATCCCGTAGGCAATAGTAACAGCCATTTCCGTTTGGGCATCCCATCATTTTTGCATAAATCAAACAAGACATATAAGAATTATCCATTCTAATGTGTTCTGGCTTAATTTTATCAATTTTGCATTCTGCTATTTCATTATCCAAGTCGTGAATTTCGCCGGTATTGATATTAAGCAGAAAACGTTTGCCATTAAACGGTGCCTGAGATCTTCGCATAATCAACCCTCCTTCCATATGTACTCGGGTGTGCCAGCACCCTATATATACAGAATAGGAGCGTACTGTCGAAAACACAAGAAAAAGCGTTCGACAAAGTAGTAAAAATTCTATAAACACAATAAACACAATCTTCATACGATAAAACAGGAGGTGAACTAGATGGCAGTTATCAAAGAAATCAAAAATGAATCCGGAGGAGTAATCCGGATCCATGACGACTACTGCAAGAACAATACTCCGGAAGACAACCAGAAGATCGTAGATAACGTATCCCGGATAATTAATGATTACTACATAAGAAAATCCGTAGGGTAGGAAGGAGGATTTGAGACAGAATATCAGAAGAGAGGAGGCGAACCAAGATGCAAAAGAACCTGATTATCAGCATGATCGCAGGCCAGTTTGCAGCGTTACTTCCAATCTGGGACTGGGGAGATAAACTCACATTCCTGACAGGAAGCATCTGCATAACAATCGTGACCATGATCGCGATCACATGGCTGGAGGACAAAACAAAAGCAATAAAAAGAGCCCTCACATCTGCAAATGTAAAGGGCTTAAGTAACTAAGACAAATTTAGTATATCAAATTCACAGGAGAAATCAAGAGGTAAAAAATGATTAAAGTAAAAACAACAGATGGATGCACACAAACAACGTTCGAAGGAGACAGCCATCTCCTTCTGGATGAGCTGACAGTTGCCGTTGCAGCCTTTATGCAGATTCTTATTGAAGATTGTGATGCGACAACCGAGGAAGCTGAGCGGGAAATAAAGAAAAGCTGCATGAGCGGTATCTGTTTCACAGAACACCGATTAAAACACAAAACGAAATAAAAAAAGGCTCAGGCGGTGCAACACCTGAGCCAGAACCAACCGGCCCCTGGAGTAAATCAGTTTACATAAATATAACACCAGGGAGCCGGAAAGTCAAGCATCCGGCGGTTATGTACCGCTATATTTTTAACCTTTTTTTGAGGGGACAAGATCCCCTTGCAGGCTTGATTAAACGTATTAGAGATGAGACGAGGGACACTTTTATGAAGTGTGGGTATATAAGGCAGACCTGGGACTGTGGGAACACCAGAGAAGTAGAAGAAAAACATACAGGAAGATATGGAGCCAGGGGACAGAAAAGACAGAAGAGGAGAAAAGCCACTCCGGAAGAGATCGCTAAACAGAACCAATGGAAAAGGGAACGGGATGTCCGCCGTCTGATTAAATGGAATTTTGGAATAGGAGATTACTGGTTCACGCTGACGTACAAGAAAGGTTCACGGCCGCCCTGGAAACAGATGCAGAAAGATATGTCAAAATTCATTCGAAAGCTCCGGGACAAGTATAAAAAATATGGATGGGAACTGAAGTATATATACCGGTTAGAAATCGGGAAGAATGGAGGACCCCATGTACATATTTTAATCAATCGGAAGTCAAACGATGAAACAGACACAGGCCTGCTGGTAGAAACACTCTGGGAACATGGCCATGCACAGACAAAAAGGGTGTATGACGTTGATTCTGGAGAACTAGCACAGTACATAACCAAGCCGCTGCAGGATCATGAGCCGGAAGATCTGAAACGGTATCACCCGTCCAGGAATCTAATCCGCAAAGATCCAGAAAAAGAAGAGATAAACAGAAGAAGCTTGCTGGACAAGCATGGAAGGCCGCGAGATCCGAAGCCACCAAAAGGCTGGGCGATCGTGCCAAACTCAGTAAAATGCGGAAAAAACAAGATAACAGGATACGCATACCGGCATTACATATTAATCAAAACAGAGAAGAGAAGGGAATAACATGCAGCAAGTAAATGTTTTTATTGAGACAAGCAGCCGGTTTCGCGGAAATGTGGAAAGAAAATGCGGATATGTGCTGTCGACTCAGCTCCGGACAGGGAAAGAGACAAGGGAGCATTTTGGAAGGGTAACTGGAACATATCATCAGGCCATATTGCTTACCATGGTGGATGCACTGGATCACATGACGAGAACCTGTGACGTGTGCTTTTACATAAGCGATCTGTATGTTACAAGTCGCCTGGGAAAGATCACGGAAATGGCCGGATCCGGCTGGTTGGACACAAAAGGAAAGCCGATTGCGAACAGAGAGGAATGGTGCAGACTGTTTAAAGCTATAAATCAGCTTCCGGATCCACACGAAATCACCGCAAAAACAGAGAAACACAGTTATTCCGCATGGCTGCGAGAGGAGATGAAGCACCGTGAATGTGGAAGAATACTGGGGCAAGGGCTGGAGCCTGCGCCCGGAACAGGACATATTAACAATGGAATGTCTGGGTACCATTACTAAATCAGGTACCCGGTTTACATACTACAAAGACGAAAAAGGAGGAATATGGTTTGATGATGAACCGATCGGAGGAAAACCAGAATGGATGCAGAGAGCAGACAAGGAACGAAGACGAAGGCATAGACGGCATTCTTGAGGAATTAATGGCACATGTCTGCGATGAATTGTGCAGGTTTCGAGAAGAAATGCAGGGAGATTTGATGGACAGGATATGCGGACGTTGCGGATTACAACAGTATACTGACAGAATCCGGGAGGAATATGAGAAGATCAATAACTTTGATAAGAGCCAGACCGGTCAGCTTATGAACAGATATCGTAAGATCACACTCTGCAAAGACTGCAGGTACAGAGCTAAAGGAAAGTCAGGATATCACTATTGTAGAACAGGGTTTGGCCTTCCAGTTGTACCGTTGAGAGAAAATGATGGATGCAGCAGGGGAGAGGAAAGATAAGGAGGATATCATGAGAACAATAGCAATCATCAATTTAAAGGGCGGTGTGGCCAAGACCACATCAAGCATTAACATCGCATACATACTGATGCGGAAAGGATACAAGGTGCTTCTGGTTGATAATGACAAGCAGGGGGACTGCTCACGTGGAATGAACCGCCGTACCCAGGACGGGGAAGGAATCGACCGGATCATGGTAGACCGGCATCCGGATATGGAAAAGCTGATCAACAAGACTGACTATCTGCACCTGGATATCATCACAGCAAACCTCGGTCTCCTGACTGCAAACATGGAAGTAACCATGGACCGTGTACGCCCACAGCAGAACCGGTTGAGAAAGGCGCTGCAGCAGGTAGCCGATAATTACGATTTCTGCGTGATCGATAATGCTCCGGATATCAATGTGTCGGTGATCAACGCCCTGACTGCCGCAGACGATGTTCTGATCCCGGTAGAAGTAGATGATAACACGCTGGAAGGTATGAACGAGCTTCTGGATCAGATCGATGATGTAAAAGAAGAATTGAATCCGGATCTGGAGAACGTCCGCTGTTTCGTGACAAAATACCAGAAATTCAACCAGGCACACCTGCAGGGAGCGGAGATCATCGAAGAACAGTACCCGATCATGAGAACGAAGATACGCTTTTCTGGTGTAGTAGCAAGGAGCACATTTGTGCGCATGCCTGTAGCCTTGCACAGTCCCAGATCAGCGGCAGCAGAAGACTATGAAACCCTTGTGAATGAGTACCTGGATATGATTGGAGATGAAGACGATGGCGAAATTTGATCTGAAAGGACTTCTCAATGACAGATCAGTCCCGGACCGGCAGCAGGACCAGAAGATCGTATACCGAAATCCAAAAGATCTGATCCCGTCAGAAGAAAACTTCTACAACACAGAGAAGCTTGAAAGGCTGAAACAGTCGATCAAGCTTCTGGGGATCCTTCAACCGCTCCTGATCGAGAACAGGGATGGGAAGGATTACGTTATAGCCGGCCATTGCCGCCGGAAGTGCTGTATCGATCTGCTCAATGAAGGAAATGACAGATTCAGCCGGGTCCCATGCATATATAAGACACACTCCGAACTGGAGCAGGATGCAGGCAAGGAAGACGATATAGTACGCCAGATCATGATCATCCAGGCGAACTGTTACCGTGACAAATCCGACTGGGAAAAAATGACAGAAACGCTCAAGATGGAAGAACTCGTGAAGGAACTCCGTGAGAAGACGCCGATGGAAGGAAAGACCAGGGATATATTAAAAGACCTGATTGGAACGTCAAACGGTCAGCTGGGAAGATATCATGCAATCAACACAAACCTCTGCGAACAGCTGATGTCGGAATTTGAAGAAGACAGGATCAAGATTTCCGTGGCCTATGAAGCGTCCAAGCTCAACAGAGAGTATCAGAAACAGGCCTGTGAGTTATACGAAGAAACAGGAATCCTGACACTGGACGATATCAGAGACCTGTACCGGCAGCAGGAAGCAGAGAAAGGTATTCCTGGCCAGATGACCATCGAAACAGCAACCGGCCAGAACAGACCTCCGGAAGATGATACGGAGATTCCGGCAGAGACACAGATTGAGCGTTTCTATGAGAGCACAAACAAGAACATGAAAAACTACATCATCCAGGAAGACAAGAACATGACCATCTTCATGCTTTCGAACTTGTACGGGTCAGCACGTGTCCGAAACGGACACCTCAATTACCAGGGTTCAACTGCCGGGATCACCTTCAATCCCGGAGGAGTATTTGAACACGAACTGTCCTGGCAGTCCTTAGCTAAGAATCTGATCGGGAAATACGGACATAAGAGACCAGTCAAGATGGCCACAATTAATGCACCGGAACCAGCAATTACACTTACAGAGTCGGAGGCGGTAAAAGCTTTCTGCGAAGCTTATCCAGAGAAATTAAAAACAATCATGAGGATATGCCGAAGGTGCAAAGACAATGGAGAAGCTGCTAAAGCCGTACAACTGGAATTTGCACCATGCGGATTTAGTGCAGTAGGTGGGTATAAAGTAAATTATAGATTCAAGTCATTTTCTGCAGGACTTGAAATTGAAGTGAACAATGAAAAAGTATCAATGAAATACGGACGATTAATTGTAGAAGCAAAGAACCTCTATGATCCATTATCCCCGGAATTTGATGTGGAGTTAAAGAAACCAGAAACAAAAGAGGATGAAGGGCCGGTAAAATGTATCACAGGCCAATCCGGATCTGGATTGTGTGGAGCAGCAGCTTACTGTGACAAAAAATATACCTGTTGTTCTCAGTGCCCGGACGACTGCAACATTCGTTGTGGGTGGATTCCGGAAAAGAGCTGCCAGCCGGCAGTAGAAACACTGGACGAAAAGCAGCAGGAAGACCATTCCGGTGACCCTGCCGAGATGGTAAAACATCTGAGAAATACAGATAAAATCCCCGATGCGTGGCCGGAAGATTTAAAAGATATTCCAATCCCATCGATAACAGCTATTAATGACATTTTAGACGATGCAGAACAGGATTTGAAGGGCTACCTTGCAATTGCAGATGAAAAACTCCCTGCAAAAACAATTTTGAAACATCAGCTCATTGCTGGTGGACTGAGAATTATCAAAAATCTTGTAGAAGATTGTCAGGAAGAACCAGAACAGCCAGAACAGCCACCTCTTCCAGAGATGAGAAACAATGATCAGCGTAAACAGTGGCTGAGGGAATACAAATCTTGGGGGCTCTGGTACACAGACCATCATACTGGAACACGGTACTACAAGTACGATTTCAATAATGGCGCCCGTCTGATAGCAGAAGAATACGATCCGGAGCCAAGAAAAGAAAGCTGGTGGACCCCAACAGAATCATACTCCCTGCATCTTGTAGGCGGACCGGAACCAGAAAGGTCTGGGGGCGTACCGAAATGGACATACCATTCGAAATATCACAAATTCCCGAACTCAGAAACAGAGCTGGTTGAATTCCTGAAGGAGGTACAGAAAAATGGCAAAGCTTGATCAGTATATGCAGGGCCGTACAGAGGGCATGGAACTGGCACTGCGTATAGCAAAAGACAAAGGAATTGAGGAACTGGAAAAAGAAGTCCGCTTCCGGCAAAAAACAGGAATCAGCCTGAATGTGACCAGGCAGGAGCTGAATAAAGCCAGTAACAAGATCAAAGGCGTTCGGCTTCGGAAAGCAGAGATGTGAACGCTATATGAAAAAAATGGAAGAAGGCGCAAGATACCTTATGGATGATCTGGCCACCTGGGATGATTATTCGAAAGAAGTAGAAAAACAGCTAGGTATCAAGATAGAGATCCACTGGAATGATTAAGGGTGTTTTCGAAAAAACGATTAACATATAAACCCATCAGTCCTGCCGCATGAGCCTGTCAGAAATGCGGCAGGGGAAAGGAGGGTGTCCGATTCGGACACATTGAAAAATGTTATTTCCAAAAAAACAGAAAAGTAAGAAAAAGAGGATGCGCCACCCGGCCAGCATCCTACACGATAAAAACAGCAGGACTTGTTATCTCTGTGTAGTACTCCACGACAACTGGAACGAACACAGGATCCTGGATGAGCACCATATATTCGGAGGGCCGAACCGGAAGAACTCCGAGGAATATGGCCTGAAAGTATACTTGTGTCATGACCATCACATCTACGGTCCGGAAGCAGTGCACAACAACGCCCGGATCCGCCACGAATTACAGCGGACAGCACAGAGACTATTTGAAAAGCAGCACAGTCACAAAGAGTTCATGGAGATATTCGGCCGGAACTATCTGGACCTGGTAGAGATAGGGGAAAACAATGAGAAAGAGGATGAACCTGTATAAGGTAGTAGACCAGAACGGGAAACAAGTATTTGACGACCTGCTGATAGCCAGACAGGTCACAGAAAAGACTGGCTGCACAAAGAACAACGTAGCCCAGGCAGCAGCCAATTTCGCACTGGTGAACAAGAAATACCGGATCATTCCGGAGGATATCAAATTGAGCAAGGTTTTAGACGTTGAACTCCTGGCAGAATGGGACAGGTACCGGAAGTGGATGCTGAGGGCAGCAGGGAGGGGAGAATGAATAGGAGGCAGAAAAAGAAACTGTTTAACAGAAAATGTGGATACCGGATTGTAAAGCTCCCACGCAACTTCCAGACGTGGGCATTCCAATATTACATCGGTATCGGAGCAGTAACATACAAACGCATTTGCACAGAGAAAATCCCAGACAGAGTGAAATACCGGATAAACACCAGAAACGTAGAGAATTTCAACCGGATCATGGCAGAAAGGAGAACAAAATGCAGATCAGGAAAATGGTAATCCAGTTAAGCATTATGGCACTGCAGATCAGAATAGCTATTCTTCAGATCGTAAAAGCGTTTACAAAGATTATTTACGATATCACAAGGAAGACAGAGAGGGTATAGAAATGGCAATCGAAAGAACCGTAGAAACAAACGTATACTGTGATATCTGCGGAGAATGGATCATGGGATGGAGGTCTAACGACACAGGAGTCAGTAAAGTATGGGCGTCCTATTACGCAAGAAAAAAAGGCTGTACAGTCGGAAAAAAGATCACCTGTAAAAACTGCAGAATCAAAAAAGCATTTCAGACATGTAGTGTGCAGCACAAAATCGGAAATGCAGGACGAGACAACAATGGCATGTGTCGGGGATTTGAAATGTTGGAATGTAAACGATGCTTTGCATGTACATCTTATGAGCCTGCTATGAAGGAGGAAAATGATGGAGAACACATGTAAAACCTGTATCAACAACGATGATGGTCTTTGCGACCGCAAAGGGATTCTTGTGGAAGACGAAGATTCCTGTGAGCATCACTGGGCGGCAGGAAAGAAGATCAGAATGAAAAGGCGTGAAAAGAAAATGGATATCACACCAGAGCTGATGCTGTCAGCATATAACACACTGATCCAGGGGTGCAAAAGTCGGCCAGCCAGTGAAGATGGAATCTGCAGCAGGTGTATTTTGTATCAGAGATGCCCACACATAGACAATGCGATTCCGGCAGACTGGGAAGAGATACATTATCCATACTTGGAAGGAAACACACTGCATTACATAAAAGCTGGGAAAGTCAAACAGATTGTATTTGCCAGCCGGGAAGATGCAGAGGAAAGGCTTGCGGAAATGAAAGAAGGTGTGAAATGAGTTACAAGAACAACGAAGGATATCCAGATCCGACAGCTGGGAAAGCAGTCCGGTCAGCAGGGAGGATGCCGACACACATCTACAATGCCTTTTGCGTCTTGAATAATACGGCAGGTCTTTTAGGGTTGGAGATTACAGGCATACGGGATCGAAAAACAGGAAAAGAATGGAAGAAATAGAGAAAGCCGGGAGCATACGCGTTCCCGGCTAAAAGCATCGAAAGGGGAGGATGCCGTTGGAAACAGAAATCCAGAAAGAAAACGAAGAAAAGAAGGAATACCTGAGATCTTACCGAAGGGCAGTAAAAAGAGAAAAAGATATCCTTGACGAGATTCAGCGACTGAGGACAGACAAGATGTTCCCATCCGTGGTCAATGACGGGATGCCACGCGGCAGCAGCCAGTCCGATCTGTCAGACTACATAGCTATTCTGGATGAGCAGATCGAGCTTCTGAAAACAGAACGGCTGGAAAAAGCCAGATGTTATCAGAAGATTGAGAGACAGATCAAACAGATGGAAAATGAGGATGAACAGGAAGTGCTGAGACTACGGTATATAACAGGCCTGAAATGGGAGGAAGTAGCTGTACGAATGAGCTATAGCTGGAAACATATACACAGAATTCATTCATCAGCTCTTTGCAATTTCAAGATGACATAGAATGACACACTTTATATGTGATATCATTACAATGGGTTTCAGAAAAAGCAGATGGAATCCTCCTTTCAAGAATTTAGCTGCCAACCCACGGGCAGCAGTAGTGGAACGCAGCTCAGTGGGATGTAGAGCAGCTGGTTTATATTCAGTATGTCGATGATTCGAACCCATCCGTTCCAATTTCTCTGTTGTCAAGAAACTCCTAACATCATACATTTTTACGAAACGTCCTGTAGAAATATGGGGCGTTTTAGCGTATAATAAAAATATATGAGGAGGATAGTATGGACATTTTAAGTTTGATTGATAAATTTATTCAGTGGTGTGATGGAAATGTTGGCTTTTTAAATGTAATATTGTCATTGTGTACTTTAATATTAACAGTTACAATTGCAAAATTACCGTATAAGAAAAAAATTGTTGGATCACTGGAAATAATACCGGAAAAAACACAGTATGAGCCATTTTTTAAATGCTTTATAAGAGTTTACTTAACTAATGTAGGACGAGTGCCAATTTATATAAAGCGAATAGAAATAATAGACTGGAAGGGAAAAAGTCTTGGGTCATGTCTTATGAATTTGAGACATAATCAATGTGCGGAACTTTCCGCTGGCCAAAATTATTCGTGTGAGGGAATGTTTGTTGATTCAGTATTTATAAAACATGTCATTGATTTGAATGGATATGTAAAAATAAAAGTGACAGATATAAGTGGAAAGAAGTATTATATTTCAAGGACTTTTCCAGTGGGTTAATGATGGAACCTTTTGAAAAAAGTAAAAAAATAAATGCAATAAAAAAAGTAGCTTAAGGGCTGCTTTTTTTATATTTCAAAAAAACGAAACGAATGAGAGGTGGTGAGGCTTGCCAAGAGCACCAGATCAGAGAGTTGAAGAAGCCAGAAAACTATATGCTTCTGGAGCGAAATTAATTGAAGTTTCTCAAAAGCTTGGAATCCCGGTAGGGACAATTCGAAGCTGGAAAAATAGATATAAATGGGATAATGCAACGTTGCAAAAGAATAAACGCAACGTTGCGAAAAAGAAGGGCGGACAGCCCGGAAATAAAAATGCGGAGGGACATGGAGGAACCGGCCCGCCGGGAAATAAGAATGCAGTCAGGACAGGAGAGTTTGAAACTCTCTTTTTTGATACCCTGGAACCAGAAGAAAGAACATTGGCAGAGATGATCCAGCCGAACAAAGAGCAACTGCTTCTCAGAGAAATCCAGCTTCTTGCAGTCAGGGAACGCCGGATGCTGAAAAGAATCCAGTCTCTCCGTGAACTGGAAGCACAGACAGGATCTGAAGAAGATTCGGCACCATGCGGAATGTCTGTAACAGAATATACTTCTGGTCTCGAAAAAGGAAAACTAACAGAACTTCGAAAGTATGAAGGCATCCTTGGCCAGATCCAGGCCATAGAGGATGCTCTGACCAGAGTGCAGGCCCGGCAGCAGAAAGCAATCGAGATGCTGCATAAGTTTGGTTATGACGATGCAAAACTGGAACTAGCAACCATGCAGCTTGAATTCGAGATGCTGAAGCAGGATAACCAGGCAGAAGAGACCACAGATGATGGCTTCCTGGAAGCTATGAATGCAACAGCACAGAATGTCTGGGGTGATGAGGATGTATGAAAAACTCAAAACCCTGAAAGATAAGCTGCAGAAAATGAAATCCAACAGAGCCAATAGACAGACAGGCCAGACGTTTCATTTTTCTCCGTTCTCAAGAAAACAGAAGCAGGTCCTGACCTGGTGGTGCAAAGAATCCCCGGTTCACGATATGGACGGAGTTATCGCTGATGGAGCAATCCGATCAGGAAAAACAATCAGCATGTCCTTATCGTTCGTTATGTGGGCCATGAGCACCTTCACTGGTCAAAACTTTGCTATGTGCGGAAAGACCATAGGATCCTTCCGGCGAAATGTTCTGTTCTGGCTGAAGCTGATGCTTCGGTCAAGAGGATATTCCATCACGGATCACAGGGCAGATAACCTTCTGACCATCCGAAAAGACGGAAAAGAAAATTATTTCTACATCTTCGGTGGCAAGGATGAAAGATCTCAGGATCTTATCCAGGGAATCACCCTGGCGGGCGTGTTTTTTGACGAAGTTGCCCTGATGCCGGAATCTTTTGTGAACCAGGCAACAGGCCGATGCTCTGTAAAAGGTTCAAAATTTTGGTTTAACTGCAACCCGGATGGCCCGTATCACTGGTTTAAACAGAACTGGATAGATAAATCCACCGGATATCTGGGAAAAGAAGAAACTGCCCGGAGGATGCAGCAAGCGGCCGCGGAGGGGAAAGATCCTGGTCTGAAAGATATTCTGTATCTCCACTTTACTATGGACGATAACCTGTCCCTGGATGAAGAGATCAAGGCCAGATACAGGAGCATGTACGTTGGAGTATTCTTTAAACGTTACATCATGGGACTGTGGGCGGCAGCAGAGGGAATCATCTACGACATGTTCGATGAGAACAAACATGTCCAGGATATCAAAGATTTCTATCAGTTGCTGATCAACGGGAACAGGTATGTTTCCTGTGACTATGGTACACAGAACGCCACAGTATTCCTTCTGTGGAATAAAGGAACCAACGGGAAATGGTACTGCATCCGGGAGTATTACTATTCCGGAAGAGACAAAGGTAAACAGAAAACAGATTCCGAATATGCAGACGACCTGAAAGAGTGGCTGGATGGGACCAAGATCAAAGCAATCATCGTGGATCCATCGGCCGCTTCTTTTATTGCAGAACTCCGGAAACGAGGATATAAGGTTCTGAAAGCCAACAATGACGTTTTGGATGGAATCCGGCTGGTTGGAATGCTTCTGAACCTGGAGAAGATCGTCTTTGCTTCTTCCTGTAAAGAAACCATAAAAGAGTTTGCTTCTTACATCTGGGATGAGAAAGCCCTGGAAAGAGGAGAAGACAAACCGGTGAAACAATTCGATCATTGTTGTGACGCTGTGAGGTACCTATGCAGCACCATAATCGGCAGAAAAGCAGCACGTTTCCGAGAGATAAGGAGGTGAGAAAAATATACACATTTACAATACCGAGAGAAAGTTTTGATGAGTTAAATCCGGATAAGCAGGCGATCCGCCAGCTGATCAGCAAACACATCAGCATGGTGGACCGGCTGAAGAAGAATATGTCCTACTACGAAGGAAAGCACAAGATCCTGGATGAGACCAAACGGGAAAACCGTCTTGTGTGCAATCATGCAAAAGACATCTCTGATACAGCCAGTAGCTATTTTATCGGCAACCCAGTGACTTATAAATCCGAAGGAGACATCAAGCCCCTAACAGATGCGCTGGAACTGGCCGGAGCAGATGAGACAGACGGAGACAACGGTCTGGAGGCATCCATCTACGGCCTGGCTTACGAATATGTCTATGTGAAGGAAAACGAGAACAACCTGCAGACCAAGAACCTGTCTGCGGAGAATACATTCATGGTAAAAGACGACAGCATAGAGGAAAACGAACTCTTTGCTGTCTATTATTATATCCGGAAAGATGATTCCGGGAAGCTTCCGGACCACTATATAGCCACAGTAGTGACCACAAACTATAAGTACGAGCTGGACATTGAGAACAGCAATACGATCCAGGCAACCACAGAGCCGGCGGTGCCCCATTATCTTGGTGAGATCCCGATCATCGAATACCTGAACAATAAACTGGCCATTGGAGATTTTGAACTGCAGATCCCACTGATCGATGCATACAATGCGCTGATGAGCGATCGTGTGACCGATAAGGAGCAGTTTATTGATGCAATCCTGGCTATCTATGGAACATTGCTGACCGATGAGGACGAACCGAACACTGAGGATGAAGACGAGAGCATCCGAAAGGCCAAAGCCCGTCTTAAAAAGTACAAGGTTCTTGAGATGCCGGACACAGCCAAAGCAGAGTATCTGACCAGGACTTTTGATGAAAACGGTGTGGAGATCCTTAAGAAAGCCATTGAGCAGGATATCCATAAGTTTTCCCATATTCCCTGTATGTCAGATGAAAGCTTCGGAGGGAACGTCAGTGGTGTGGCTATGGAATTTAAGCTCCTGGGCATGGAAAATATCACAAAGATCAAGACCAGATATTATAAAAAAGGTCTGAGAAAAAGAGTTCGGATATTCTGTAACTATCTGGCTTTGCATGGGATCAGCATCGATCCATCCGGGATCACGATGACGTTCACCAGAGCATTGCCGAAAAATCTCCTGGAGATATCCCAGATTGTGGCAAATCTGTGGGGAAAGGTAAGCCGTAAGACCTTGCTTTCCCAGGTCCCGTTTGTGGATGATGTGGATGAGGAACTGAAAGCCCTGGAAACAGAGGAAGAAGAGAATCTGAAGCGGCAGCAGGAGGTCTTTGGACTACAGGACAATACGCCACCGGAGCAGGATTCCGATGATAAGGAAAAAGTAGATGAGTAGGAAATACTGGGAGCAGAGATCTGCCTGGGATATGTATCAGTTTATGGAGGATGCAGAAGAGACAGCAGATCTCATTGCCAGAGTATACCGGAAAGCCTCTCTCCAGCTGGAATATGCCGCAAGAGATATCTTTGAGAAGTTCATGACAAAATATGGTCTGTCAGAAACAGAAGCCTGGCAGATCATAAATTCCATACAGGATAAAAACTCCATTGATCAGCTGAAACAGGAACTCCAGAACCGGAAAAAGGACAGTGAGATTCTGAAACAGCTGGAAGCTCCGGCGTACCGTGCAAGAATGGAACGCTTGCAGAATCTCATGTCGCAGGTAGATGCAGTGATGCAGCAGGTATACCAGCAGGAGAAGCAGTTCGATACCAAACTTCTGGAACAGCTTGGAGAAAAAGCCTATTATCATTCCATTTACAACATGCAGAAAGAAACCGGTCTGGCATTCAGCTTCTCTCATGTGAGCAGGAAGCAGATCGACCAGGCTCTGCAGATGAAATGGTCCGGAAAACATTTTTCAGACCGTATCTGGCAGAACACACAGCAGCTTGCAGATTCCTTGAAGGATGAATTGCTGATCAGTCTCCTTACCGGCCGGACAGACCGGGAAACAGCGGAATCCATCCAGGCCCAGTGCGGAGGGGGAGCAAAGCAGGCCAGGCGCTTGGTAAGAACAGAATCCTGTTACATGGCAGGAGAATTGGCTGCACAGAGTTATATTGACTGCGGGATCAAGAATTATCGCTATGTGGCTGTGTTGGATCTTCGCACCAGTAAGATCTGCCGAGAGTTGGATGGAAAGGTTTTTCCAGTGAAAGACCGGAAAGCCGGAGTGAACTATCCGCCCATGCATCCATATTGCCGCTCTACAACGATTTCTGTCATAGATGATAAAATCCTCAGGAACATGAAAAGAAGCGCCTACAACCCGGAAACAGGGCGTACAGAGATGGTTCCTGCGGATATGACCTATGAACAGTGGTATGAGAAATACGTCAAAGGAAATCCAAAAGCAGAAGCCCAGGAAAAGGCAGTCAAGAACGCTGCATCAGACAGGAAACAGTATGATCAGTACCGGGAACTCCTTGGAAAAGACATGCCGAAACATTTTGCAGACTTCCAGGAAATGAAGTATAATGATCCTGAGAAGTGGGAATTGCTCAGGACTTATGCTCGTTCGGTGAAGAACGGAATGATATCTCCACTGTCCGGTTTTAAGAATTATCAGAAGATCTATGATGAAATCAATGAAAAAGTTGTTGGAGTCAAAACTTGTGAGGGAACCGAAGTAACCAGACAGAGCAAACACTTCATGGAGAGAGTGATCGGAACCATGAAAGATCCTAAAACTGGACGACCACGATCGGGAGTATCGGTGGAAGGAATAAAGGATGCGCTGGAGAAACCGGCGAAGGTATTTCCTGTGAGAACGGATCCTGGTGGAGAAAAAAGTCAGAAATATATGGGCAGAAACGGAACAGTTTCAGTAGATCCAGATACGGGAGTTCTGATTCAATGTAATCCAACAGATTCAGATTATGTGAGGAGAATAAGAAATGGAAATGCGAAGATTTGAACTGACGAATGAACAAATTGAATTTCTTAAAGAAATGTATCCTGACAATGAACTTGTTCAGAGAGTACTGAGTCATGAAAACAATGGAGTATTTGAAGTAGATGTGGATACCAAAATTGATTTTATGGAGTACATGGAGGATGAGTCGGTATATTGGATGAATCCACATCATGAGCCATCAGCAAAAACATATATGCTCGAATCAATAAGGGATGATATTTATTATCAGACCAACTGATACCACCAGTCAGAAATGGCCGGTGGTCTTTTTATACCCATTTTTAAGAAAGAGAGGGCGAAGAACATGAAGAAATTATTTATCAGTCAGCCAATGAATGGCAAAGCAGACGAGGAGATTCTTGCAGAGCGAAAGGTGGCAATCAAAGCAGCAGAAGAGTTGTTGAGAGAACCTGTAGAGGTTATTGATTCTTTCTTCCGGTCAGCACCGGTAGGAGCAAAACCACTGTGATTTCTTGGAAAGTCCCTGGAGCTTTTATCTGATGCTGATATCGCCTATTTTGCAAAAGACTGGCAGAAAGCAAGAGGATGCAAGATCGAACATGAATGTGCGGTTGAGTATGGAATTCCGAGGATTGACCATGCGTAGGAGGTAAGGAATGGAAAACGAAGAATTTTTAAGGCTTTGTAAAGCAAAAGTAGCTGAATATACAAATTCACACATGGATAAGACCGATGGAAAACAGATCACAGTACAGGATGTGTACGTGGTATGGAGTTGTAAGACATTACAGAACAGTAAAGCACTTCTGAGCACGACTGTGCCGGATGGAATGTATTATGAGCTGACATATAACGGAGATAAGCACGAGTTATACCTTGATGCTTATAAGAAGTTTCAGAACATGTGCTTTAAACTGTAATTGCGCCGGCGCAACGGAGGGGAGGTGAAGAGAATGAAAGTGAAATGCATCAAAAGATACAGCGACATCTGCTTAAAAGAAGTAGTTGAGAAGGGAACTGTTCTGGAAGTAACAGAAAACAGAGGGGCACATCTGATCAGCGAGGGTGTTGCTGAGGCAGTGAGAGAAGCAAAGGCAGCAGCCAAAGGGAAGGAATAGGTGATCCAATTATCTCCCGGTGAGACGCAGGGTGAAGCGTCTTATTTTTTATGCCTTTTTCCGCCAGGCGTTAAAGAAGTGGATTCCACAAACTGAATGGCTCGGGCGTGAGAACGAATAGGCTGGGCAGAAAGGAAAAGATATGAGAAACAGAGTATTCAAAGCAATGTGTAAAGTTCCGATGAACCTGCAGTTATTCGCAGAAGGCGGAGACGGTGCTGGGGCCGGTGAGGGCAATGGCGGCGGATCTGGCGAAGGTACAGGCGGTGAGGGTGGAGATAATCCTCCATCTTTTGATGACTTCCTGAAAACAGGCGGTAATCAGGCAGAATTTGACAGACGTGTCCAGAAGGCAGTCAATACGGCAGTGACAAACGCACAGGAGAAGTGGCAGGCACTGACGGATGATAAGCTTTCCGAAGCTGAGAAATTGGCCAAGATGACCAAGGAAGAAAAAGCGCAGTACATGCAGAAGAAAAAAGAAAAGGAACTTTCCGACAGGGAGGCAGCAGTAACCAGAAGTGAGCTCATGGCAGAAGCAAAGAACAACTTGTCAGACGAAGGACTTCCGGTGGAGCTTGCAGAAGTACTGAATTATACAGATGCAGATGCCTGCAAGAAATCCATGGAAACCGTCAAAAAAGCGTTTCAGACTGCAGTTGAGAAAGCAGTCGATGAGAAGCTGAAGGGCGGCAAGCCTCCGAAAAAAGCACCAGAAACAAACACACAGGAAGCCCTTGAAAAGCAGGTATACAATGCGATGATGGGGATTTTTTAAAGGAGAGTGAATAAACAATGGCAATCAATACTTTAGCAACAGCAACCTTATTTATGACACAGCTTGATAAGATCGCTGTCCAGGAAGCAACCACTGGCTGGATGGATGCCAATGCCGGTCAGGTGATCTATAACGGTGGATCTGAAGTAAAGATCCCGAAAATGAGCGTTCAGGGAATGGGCGACTATGACCGTGAGGCTGGATACCAGCGCGGCTCCGTTACCCTGGAGTACGAGACCAGAAAAATGACACAGGACCGTGGCCGTCTCTTCCAGCTGGATCCGATGGATATCAATGAGGCAAACTTTATCCCGACTGCCGGTGCAGTTATGGGAGAGTTCCAGAGGACACAGGTAGTTCCGGAGATCGATGCGTACCGTATCAGCAAGCTGGCTACAGAAACACTCACTGCAGATAAAGCAGGAATGATCGGAGAATCTTATGTACCGGGAACTGCTTCTACATCTGCTCTGCGTAAGCTGAAAGAAGGGATCAAAGCGGTAAGAGAAAACTATAACGGAGCTCTTATCTGCCAGGCAACACCGGACTTTATTATGGAGCTGGAACTGGAACTTGCGGGCAAGATCACTGCAGTGACCTTCTCTAAAGGCGGAATTCAGACACAGGTTCCTTCTGTAGATGGTGTACCGCTGGTTTCCACACCTTCCAACCGTATGTACACAGTTATCAAGATCAATAACGGTAAAGATAGTGGCCAGGAAAAAGGCGGATATGAAAAAGGAACATCTGCAAAGAACCTGAACTTCTTCATCTGCCCTGTAACCACGCCGATCGCTGTCACAAAACAGGATATCATGCGTATCTTCGACCCGACAACAAACCAGAAATTGAACGCATGGCAGATGGATTACCGCCGTTTCCATGATATGTGGATTCTGGATAATAAACTGGATTCCATCTATCTGAGCATCCAGGAGGCGAAAGTATGAGGCTGATCCGTAAAAATGTAGAAAGAGAAGCGGAAGGATCTGCAGCAGAAAAGCTGATCAGTGATGGCTTCACACCGATGAAAAAAGCCACACCAGACACAGTACCGGAAGAGAAAATCGGTAAGGATATCGAGGATATGACAGTTGAAGAACTGAAAACTCTTGCAAAGGAGAAAGGACTGACCGGTGTCTCCTCCCTGGCAAAAGCGGACCTTCTGGCAATCCTGAAAGGGTGATACGATGGCATCAGCAGAAGATATCAAAAAGCTGAAGATCCTGACCGGAGAAAAGAATGAGGAACTTCTGTCTGTCCTTCTGGATGAAGCTGAAGCTTTCGTGCTGTCCTACACCAATCGCAAACAGTTAAGGACCGGGCTGGAAAAGGCAGTCCGGGATCTTGCCGTGATCGCTTTGAACCGGATGGGAACAGAGGGGGAAAAGTCCAGAAGTGAGGGTGGAGAGAGTTATACCTTTGAGGATGCACCGAAACAGATCTACGACACGCTGAACCGGTATCGCCTGGCCAGAGTAGGAGGAAAGATTTATGAGGCTGAGAAGAAGCAGACTTGAGGAATTTTTCCATAAGAAAATGACGGTAAAGAAAGATAAGGAAGGCAGTACCAGCGAGGAATATGGTACTGCCTCTTCTGTTACCGGAGAGAGCTGGCCGGCATCCGGAAAAGTACAGGCTGAGCAGTACGGCCAGAGACTGAATTATATCCGGAATATCCGGATACAGGGAAGCTATAAGATCCAGACGGATGAAAAAGGCCGGCTGCATTATATCCTGGAAGATGGAACGGATATAGAGGAACGGGACGGGATTTGTTTGTATGTGGCAGCAGATCAGCTTCCAGACTATCGGATCATATCCATCAAACCATATCGTTTCCTTACCATGGAGGTGGAAAAGATATGAGTGTAAATGGATTTGATGAAGTGGAGAAAGTTTTGCAGGAGGTGCCCGAGTTGGACACCCGGCAGGCAGTTGGAGAAGCAATCCAGTTTGTACGATCAGCAGCAGTTGAGAATTGCCATGCAGATACCGGAGAACTCCGGCAGAGCATTTTTGCCGAAACCACAGAGGAAGAAAACACTGTCACAGGGATCTGCTGGACAGACAAAGCTTATGCTCCATACATAGAGTTCGGAACCGGACCGAAAGGCCAGGAGAAACATGCCGGCATCTCTCCGGAAGTAACTCAGGTCTATACTCAACAGTCATGGTGGATCCATGAAAGCCAGATAGACAGAAGGGTGGCTGAAAAGTACCGTTGGCCATATATGGACACGCCGGATGGAAGATTCTATAGATGCAGCGGAAATCCGGCCTATCCGTTCCTGTATCCGGCTATGAAGGATAACGAAGAACAGATCTTAAAGATGCTGGGCGGAAGCCTTGCGTCAGATTTGGAGGATATATGAAGAATGTAAAAGATCAGGTGTACGCGGCACTGTGCACGGTGTCCGAAAATATTTCAGATGCTTATCCACGTTCCTGGGCGGAGGGCTCAACGATCCAGTATACCGAAGAACAGAACGATGTATACGAAGCCAGCTCCGATGCTGAAGGAATGAGAGAGGATAAAGCCCTTGTAAGATACCGGATCGATATCTGGAACAATCACAGCACTTCAGAAGCAGCTCTGCAGGTAGATGAAGCGATGAAAGTGACAGGCCTGAAACGGATCGCATGTGCAGATGTGCCGGATCCGTCAGGGATGAAGCATAAACAGATGCGCTACGAAGGGATCATTGACATGGATTCTGACAGCGTGTACTGGAGATAAGGAGGAATAGCGATGTTAGCAAATGGAGCAACATTAGGTTACAGAAAACACACAGCTGGAGAAAACTCTGCAGCTTACACAGATCTTCCAGGACTGAAAGAGATCCCGGAAGTCGGAGTGGAAATGGATAAGGAGGAAAACACCTGCCTTACAGATCCGCACAAGATGTACGAGGAAGGCATTGGAGACCTTCCGGATATGAAGTACAAATGGAAGTACGACAACAGTAAAGCCGGAAGCCCGTACAGGCTTATGAGAGATGCAGCAGACAAAAAAGAGATCTGGGATTTCCAGGAAAAAACAAAAGATGGAACAGTTACCGAGTTTACTGCACAGTTTTCCGTAAAACGTACAGGCGGTGGAGTAAATGGTGTGATCGAGTTTGAGGTGACCATGGCCGTACAGTCTGAGATCAAACAGACAGATCCGGCGTAAGGAGGAATAAAAGATGATGAATTTTGAAGGCATTCAGGATCTGGGCGGAGCTTCTGCCCAGAATGAGACACAGGCTCCGGAGGAAAAAGTAGTCAATCTGGAGGAACAGAAGAAAAAGAGACAGCCCTTTGCTTATTGGAATGTAGGCGGTAGGAGCTTCAAGATGAAACTGAAAGCTTCCGGAATCGGACGCCTGGAAAATAAGTACAGACAGAATCTAATGAATATGATCGATGATATTCCGCCGCTTTCCGTGATGCTGACGATCATCCAGGAAGCAATGTCACCGTGGGAGCATGGGATTGATTATCAGGATGTGCAGAAGCTGTATGACGCATGGATCGATGAAGGGAACAGTCAACTGGAACTCTATCAGAAGATTTTGATCCCGCTTATGGTGGTATCGGGTTTTTTACCGGAGAAAACAGCGGCATCCCTTCTGGAGGAAATCGAGAACGCCTGATGTCAGAACAGCTCTCAGAGCTGTATCCGGTAGCTCTTGAGATGGGGATCCCGGTGGAAATATTCTGGAACCTTTCTGTAAATGAGATATTCGATACTTTGGCAAATATAAGAAGGCGGTTGCTCAGAGAAGAAAAGCAACGGATCATGGATAATTTCATCCAGGCCCAGGCCATAGCAGTAGATATCTCAGCGTTATTTGCCAAAGATGGCAAGATAGCCCATCCCTGGGATTATTATCCGGAACTGTTTGAAAAAGAACAGAAGGCATACGAAGAAGCAGAGGAAGCCCGCCAGTGGGAAGAGTACATGGAAAAAAGAAGGGCGTACAACGCCGAATGGAACTATAGACATAATCATTAATTTGTTGAGAAAAAGAGAGGAGGTGAGACCATGGGAGACACACTTCATAAGATGCAGGTGATAATTGAAGCTACAACAGAACCATTGAAAAAAGGAATGGAAAACAGCCGGCGGGAAGTAAAGAAAAGCGTTGAAGAAATCCAGAAGGAAACTGAGAAAGTAAAGAATCCGTTCAAGGGAATGGAAAGCAAGGCGCTGCAGCCGGTAAGGAATACTCTGAATAAGATCAGGGAAATGCTCAGCAGGAATCCTGTGAAAAATTTCCAGATCAAGGCAGGCATCAAAGTTCCAACGGAAGAGTATGCAGAATTGCAGAAAAATTTATTAAAAGCACAGCAATCATTGGAAAAACTACAAGAAAAACAGCACAAATTTGAAAACACGGGTAAACCTAAAGAGAACCAGCAATGGAAAAGCCTTGTAGTTGATATTACTCGAGCTGAAAAAAAACTCAGTGAATACAAAGATGCTGCAGCCAAAATGGAAACGTCAGGAACTGCTTTTAAACAAACCCCTACAGACGAATATCGTGAAATCAGAAATTCTGTTAAAAGTTTAAACGAAGAAATAGAAAAATATGAAAAAAAAGGTGAAAAGCTTGAGGCGATGGGCGTTAAGAAAGAAAGCAAGCAATGGAGAAGCCTTATATACGATATTGAACAAGCTCGCGGGAAGCTGTTTGAGTATGAAGAAAAAATGAAATCGTTAGAAAAATCAGGAAAATCAACTCAGCAGGTGCCAACAGAAGAATATCAAAAAATACAAAAAGACATTTTGAAAGTAAATAAAGAACTTGATGCTTATCGCGAAAAAAAGAATAAGCTCCAAGCTTTGGGCGTATCAAAAGAAAGTCAGGAATGGAAAAGCCTTACATATGACATTGATCAAGCGAAAATAGCTGTAGAGGAGTATAAAACAAAGGCCAGACAGATGGAATCCTCAAATACAGATGTAAAGCGGCCGGTATCTCTTCCGAAACAGGCATTGAACTTTGGGACAGGAATTTTCAAAGGAATAGGAGCAACTGTTTCGAAGGGGTGGGGAGGCTTTACAAAGTTTCTGGGAGGTGTTGGAAACGTTGCATCTTCCTTCACCGGTGTGATCCGGAAATGCTCCGGTGCTTATGCTGCACTGATCCAGAAGTTCACATCCGGAATCCCGTTTCTTAACAGGACAAAATCTTCGTTCAATGGTCTGGGAACATCCGGACGAGGCTTGACAGGTATACTGAAGACGATCGGAATGACTGCAAAATTTATGTTTGCAAGTTTTGTGATCCGTGGAGCTGTAGATGGCGCAAAGCAGGGATTTCAGAACCTTGCACAGTACAGTGGAGAAACAAACAGAAGTCTTTCTCTGCTGATGTCTTCTCTGACACAGCTCAAAAATTCACTGGCCACAGCCTTTGCACCAATCCTGAATGTTGTAGCACCAATTCTGAACAGCTTCATTCAGACGGTTATCAACGTGGTAAATTCCATAGGCCAGCTGATGGGAGCCCTCACAGGCAAAACCACCATGGTCACGGCCAAGAAAGTCAATCAGGATTATGCTGCAAGTCTTAACAGTACCTCAACGGGTCTGAAGAATAATGCAAAGAACGCGGATACGGCATCAAAAGCGGCAAAACAATATCAGCGCACTCTTCTGGGATTCGACCAGATCAACAAGCTGAACGATGATTCAGACAGCTCCGGATCAGGAGGAACAGGAAGTGGAACGGATACATCACCGCTTGGTGGTGTTAATGATATGTTCCAGACAACGGCCATCAAGAGCCGTTTCAAAGATCTCGCAAAACTGATTAAAGATTCCTGGAAGTCCGGCGATTTTACAGAACTTGGTGCCATGGTCGGCAATAAGCTCAACGAAGCCCTGGAACGTATTCCGTGGGGTAAAATCCAGAATACCTGTAACAAGATTGCAAAAAGCATTGCCACTTTTCTGAATGGTTTTATTGAAGCTACGGATTGGAAATTAGTTGGTAATACATTCTCTAAGGGACTGAACACAGCCTTTGGATTTGTAGATACCTTTGCAAAGAATTTCCACTGGAACAGTCTTGGGAAAGCTATCGGAGATGGAATCAATGGTGCTCTTGAAGGCCTTGACTGGAATCTGATCAAAGGAACCGTACATGATACCGTCTTTGGTCTGGTAAGCACACTGAATACAGCGATTGCGACAACCAATTGGAGTGTAGTTGGAAAAACAGTTGGAGAGTGCTTTAACACACGACTGGAAGCACTTTATACCACAGTTCATAACTTTAACTGGAGAGGCTTGGGCACTGCACTGGCTGATCTTGTAACCAACACGGTCAAAACCATTGATACTGGAAAAATAGGACAGACCTTATCCGATGGGATAAAAGGCTTTTTTGATTTTGCAATCTCAGCGATCGAACACATGGATTGGTGGTCCATGGGGGACACCATCTATAACAAAGCAAAAGATCTGATGGTAAACATTGACTGGAGCGGAATTGCTGACAGAGTTTTTGAAACGATTGGAGCTGCATTTGGAGGTTTTGCTGCATTTATTGGCGGTATCTTTAAAAATGCAGTTGCAGATGCAAGGAAGTATATTATAAAGCATTTCACAGAAGCTGGAAGATTCACCTGGGAAGGCTTTAAAAATGGTGTTGTGCAGTCATTTAAAGATATAGGAACCTGGATCAAGGCACACATTTTTAAACCATTCATAAACGGATTCAAAAAAGCTTTCGGAATCCATTCACCATCAACAGTCATGCGTACGCAGGGCGGATATGTTATATCTGGCCTGTTCAATGGTATGAAAGCAGGATTGCCAGCTGTACTGTCTTGGATTGCTAAACTCCCAGGGCAGACAAAAGAGAGACTTGGAAATGCCAAAACATGGCTACGTGGGAAAGGAAATGCTGCGATCATCGGTCTGAAAAATGGCTGGGAAGCTGTAAGGGAATCAACATTCCTGAGCAGAGTAAAGAAAATCGGTTCTCAATCTTTCAACGCTATCGGAGATATCAAAAGCAAAGTAACGCCGAAAGGCAGGGATATCATAAGCGGAATGAGAACCGGCCTGAATAATAACTGGAGCTCTCTGTCTGGAATATTAAGTAATATACCAGGCAAGGTGGCAAACGCAATTCCAAGCTTATACACAGTTGGCCAGAATGTTATTCAGACTTTTGCAAATGGATTTTCAAGCATCCATATCCCTATGCCACATATCGGCTGGGATTGGGAAGGTGGATCTATAAAAATCGGTAACTTCAAATTTTCATTGCCACGTTTCAATCTGAGCTGGTACGCAAATGGCGGATTCCCTGGTATGGGAGAAATGTTCGTGGCAAGAGAGTCCGGACCGGAGCTTGTCGGAAGAATGGGAAACCATTCTGCGGTGGCAAACAATAATCAGATCATTGCCGGAATCCGGGCAGGTGTATTTGAAGCAGTTGTGAATGCTTTTGAAAGCATGCAGGGCAGAAATGATCGTGGACAGGAACTCCACATCTATCTGGAAGGCGATGCAAAGAAATTGTTTAAGGTGATCCGCCAGGAAGGAAACAACTATCAGAAACAGACCGGAAATCCGGTATTTGGATAAGGAGGCGGTAAAGTGACAGATGATATCATTATTGACGGAGTTACGATGCCGACTCCGGCCCTTTCGGGTTTGACAATAAAAAAGGAAAAAATCTGGTCAAATAATACAGGGCGTGTAGCGAATGGTGATATGGTAGGCGATCTTATTGCTATTAAATATACGTTGGAAATTACATGGCCCATGTTAAGCAGAGCGGATACTGCCAAGATTGATGCAGCAATCAGCCCTGCTTTCTTTAATGTGACATTTACGGATCCTGGAAGCAATTCCCGGATAACAAAGAGATGCTACTCAAACACACCATCCTATCCGGTATACAGTTATGTGGACGGTGTGAAAACATACAAAGGAGTAGGGGCGACACTGATCGGAAAATAAGGAGAACAGAACAATGAAAATGCAAAACAAAGAAATTGTAGACTTTTTAAATACTTGCGTATCTATGAAAAAAAAGAGCTTGCCAGTCCGTCTGGCGTATGCGATCAAGAAGAACGTGGTAGCAGTCCAGGAGGCTGCGTCAGCTTACACTGCGGAACGGGAAGAATTGATCCGCAGATACGCCAAGAAAGATGAAAATGGTGAGATCATGACGGAAGACGACTGCTATATCATGGAAGACAAAGAAAGATTTGGGAAGGATATGAGTGAACTTCTGAATATTGAGACCGAGGTGGAGATTCATACTGTTTCCATCTCAGTAGTCGAGAAATGTGACGAAGATCCGAAATATGATTCACTGACTATGGCTGAACTGGATGTCATTGATTTCATGCTGGCAGAGTAAGGAGGCGGTCCTGTGTATCAGTCAACAACTGCATTTGGAACCTTGGTACAGCAGGATTCCAGAACATTTAAATGTTTACTCACCTATGGAGAAACATCCATCACAACCGTACGAAGTATCAAATTCACCGGAGGTTCTGAAGGAGAAGACGATTTTTCTCTGGGTTCTACCATGTCACAGTACATAGAAGTGACAATTCCTGGCAAAGGACTGGTAGTTGAAGGAACAGAAATGCTCCTTCAGATTGGTATGGACGTGAACGGAAAAACAGAATATATCCCCATGGGATATTTTACAGCAGGAAAGCCCCAAAAAGCGGATGATCAGATCACGTTCACGGCTTACGACCGTATGATGAACACAGAGCGGACATTTTCCATGGATGGCACAACCACAAATACAGTGGCAGTACTAAAGCAGATTGCGGATATCACAGGTGTTCCTGTAGTGACATCCGGATTAACTGCGATATCCATAAAAGTGCCGAAAGGATATAGCTGCAGGGAAGTCCTTTCTTATGTGGCGCAGCTTCATGGCGCGTTTGCTGTTTGTAACCGTAGAGGTCAGATCGAGCTGCATACCTATGTGGATTCAGATTATAAGGTAAAGACGAGCCGGTACTGGGGAAATTTTGAACATAATGATTATGCTTTTGATGTTTCAAAATTTGTATGTTTTACGGGACAAGATAAAAATGGAAAAAGCATATCAATCTTTTCAGGATCCGGAGCGAGATCCGTGTCTTTTTCCAATCCGTTCATGACACAAACAGTCCTCAATAATATCCTGGCATCTTTCAAAAATTTCTCCTATATGCCAGGTACATTGAAAATGATGGGAGATCCCCGACTGGATCCTTGGGATATCCTGACCGTAGCAGATCTGTCTGGAAACACATATAAGGTTCCTATCATGAAACTGGATTGGGAATACGATGGCGGTCTTACATATTCAGTTGAAGCTGTCGGCCTGTCAGAAGAAGAAACCAATGCAGATTATAAAGGCCCACAGACAAAAGAAATGGAACGGTATTACGCACAGTTGGTAATGATTGACAGAGCGATGATTAACAAACTGGATGTGGAGACTGCAAAAATCACGTATGCATCTATTAAGGAACTGGATGTAGTTAAAGAAAATGCTGAGGAAATTAATACTAAAAAAGCAAATATCGATCTCGCAAATGTAAATAACGCTTGGATTGAAAAAGGCGTCCTAAAGGACGGGTCCATTGGCTCAGCAGCAATCCATGAAGGCGCTGTAACGAACGCTAAGATTGCTGATGCGACGATTGAAGCAGCGAAGATCAAGTCTATCAATGCAGATTCTATTGTAGCCGGTACGATTAAGACAGAGCGCCTTATCATCACCGGTCCGGATGGTCAGGACTCTATTGTCAAAGCAATCAACATCGCAAATGGCGTATCTGAGGCAGAAGTGAATGGTCAGAAGATCCAGGCCGCTTCTATAGATGTCGTTGACCTGTCTGCATTCCAGGCTAAGATTGCTCAGTTTGATATGAGTCAAAATGCCATCTATAGTGGCAAGCTGGCTATTAATGATCCAACAAGCGGTGTTTATATTTCCACCACCGGTCTTGGACTTGGCGACGGAGCTCTTACAAGTAAGAAAGAATCGCCAATTCAGATGTATGCTGATGGTGTATTTAAACTTAAAGGCAAGAATTCATCGTTGGAATTCAATCCAGTGACGGATATGTTAGATATTAATGTCAGCAAATTCCGGATTGGTTCAAAAGAAGCAGCCACAGTAGATAATACAGTCAAATCAACACTCGAACAGTTTTATTCATCCACATCCCCAACATCATTAGTTGGTGGTTCATGGAGTAATAATCAGCCCACATGGACAGAAGGCAAGTATGTTTGGAGACGAAATTTCGTAACCTACGGAGATGATCGTACTGAATTCACGCCTTCCGAAAACGGAGTGTGTATAACAGGTAATACCGGAGCCCAGGGTGCTCGTGGTCCACAAGGTGCCGCTGGGCCCAAAGGTGAAACGGGCGCTCAGGGGCCGCAAGGTGAAACTGGATCTCAGGGACCGCAAGGTGACAAAGGAGCTACTGGACCTCAGGGACCAACTGGACCACAGGGACCAACTGGACCTCAGGGACCGACTGGACCCAAAGGGGAAACTGGGAGTATTGGTATAAGTGTAAGTAAATTTACGAGGTATTATATTCTTCAGTCTTCAACGACAGCACCGTCTAAACCAAGTGATGGTAGCGCCATTGGGTCTAATTGGAGTAAAACAGAACCATCGTATACCTCAGGATCTACCAGTACATTATATTTCGTCGATCAGACTGTGATGTCAAACGGAACTATTAAATATTCCGACGTTTCAAAATCATCCAGCTATGAAGCTGCTAAAGAAGCTTGGAATAAGGCTAATAGTGCTAATAGTAAAATTGACAATCTAAAAATCGGTGGAAGAAACTTGATTCCCGTAGGGATGATCAAAAACTGTAATGGATTATCAACATTTTCTTATGATAAAGCATCGAACACCTGGACTTGTGTGGCCCCGATTGGTTCCAATTCATGGGGTCGAGGAATTTATTTCGACCCTGGTGTGAAGAAAATCTATATCCCACGAGGATACACATATATAATCAGTCTGGAAGTAAATCCTGAAGTCGCCTGCAGTTGGAATGCCGATGTAAATAATGGTTATGACGGAATGCCGAGTGGGACCGGTAACGATAACGATAACACATCATTACGTAAGAATTCAGTTCAGTCATTAGTAGCGAATAAATGGCAAAGAGTATGGTTCTCATATACACCCAAAACAAATGTTTCGTACGATATATTTGACGCTTCAACAAACTGGGGTATCGTTACTACAAACGCAAAATCTCCAATCAAATTCAAGATTCGAAATGTGAAAGGCGAGTTCGGAACGGTTCCGACAGACTGGACGCCTGCACCTGAAGACTCCCTTGAATCAGTAGACGTGGAATATTATCTCTCTACATCGCAAACATCCCTATCTGGCGGCTCCTGGTCCACCACAGCTCCGACATGGGTGAACGGTAAGCACATGTGGTCCAGGACTGTAAAAACCGATGGCGCTGGTAACAAAACATATTCGCCAAGTCAAAATGGAGTTTGTATAGCTGGAGCAAAAGGTGATACTGGACCACGTGGTCCACAAGGTGCTACAGGCGCAACGGGGCCACAAGGCCCAACTGGACCTAAAGGAGATAAAGGGGCAACTGGCGCTCAAGGTCCCACGGGAGCGTCTGGCAAAGGAATTAAATCCACAGCTATAACATATCAATTATGTGCATCACAGACCACTGCACCGACGGGAACGTGGCTTGGATCACCGCCTGCTATAGATATTTTCAAACCATTTTTATGGACAAGAACTGTTACCACCTACACGGATAACACAACATCAACAGCATATAGCGTAAGTAATACGTCAAACAATGTAAGGATACATTCCGTGCCTGGCAACGGTAACACTAACATGTATGTTAAATTCGCCACGTTGACAATATTATCAAACTATATCAACACTCCTATGACATTCAAACTTGTTAGTAGGGGATGGGAAACGTCAAACGTTCAGATAATGTTCAAATCAATCAACGACCCCGACCCTGGATTGGATTGGTTCAGAGCTGACGGTACAGTGCCATTATGGATAAAGAAATCGGGCACATCAAAATGGGATTTATACATGCAAAAAAACGAACCGTGGGGCAGCTGTATTATTTATAATTTCGTTATGTCGGATAGACATGCTGACGTCACGTGGACTACCGATCAAGTAGCGGCAATTCCGAATGGAGCTGTAAAAGTAGCTTTATTATCGGCTGATGCAAACGCAATATCTCGTATCTCCGCGGCCGAGACTGAAATCTCAAATAACAAAAAGCAGATTGCTCTTAAAGCATCTCAAACGGAAGTCACTAATCTCAAAGGTGCGCTTGGTGACTTGAGCGTGTATACCAATAAAAAGACTACGATGGTCCAAGATATTACGGGCTGGCAATATACCTGGGATACCGTTATAAGCACTGATGCGGCGGAGATTGCTAGTCATAAAGACTATATTACCTTCGATAAAGGTAATATTATCCTTGGTGACTCCGCCAGTGCATCCAAACTTAAACTTACAAAAGATTCCATCCAGTTTAAAGGCACCAGTGACACTGCCATAACCCCAGATTCCGACGCAACTGCCTGGATCACAGGAAAGGTATTCCATATCAATTCCGGAGAGATTGAGAGCAGCTTGAAGTTTGGAAATATTTTGATGAAACCGACTAAAAATGGAATTCAAATCGGAAATAAGGCTGAATTTGGCGAACGAGTACGAATAGGATATCCATTAAGCAGTAATATGCAATATACTTATTCAGATTGCCCGCTTGTGGTTGGAAGTAATACAAATACTATTGGGGATTATCCCTGGTTCGCAGTTGATGATGGCTATGCATTTGTTAGAAACGGAATAATAACGCCAGGGGATTTTATTATTAAATTCGGCGAATATACACTGGATCGTCCCAACGGCGGTAAGTTTAGCGGTACGTTAAGACCATATTACCGCGCTGACGACGTAATAAATATGGAGTTTTATGTAAATGGATATGTTACATCAAATAAACAGGAAGTCATATTTCTTATTCCATTATCCCGACCAATTATGTCCACCCCAGTTTCGATATCAAGCATAAATGGGCTCACGATTCGGCAAAATGGAAAATATATATATGGCTCGACTGCTTCAAAACCTATAAAACCGTCATCGTATACAGCTACAGTTATAGGAGGGCGTAACGGATTGAATGTTAGAGCTAAAATAGTAATGGGTAGTAATGAAGGTTTTACTGACAATGAAATTTCAAAAATTGTAAATAATGATACTTGCGCTATCACAGCCAGTATAAAGATAAGCTTCGATTAAAAAAGGAGAATCAAAATGGCGTTAAAAAAGAAAGTAATCCAGGACGATGGTGTAACTACTGAATATCATCGCATCCTGTATGTATCCAATACTGTAAACAGTCATTGCTCTATTTCCGTGATTTCTCTGATTTCAGAAAAAATCAGGAAGAAACAACTTGCTGGAGAGATTCAGCAACCCTATCAGAAAATTGTCACCTATGAAACTGAGAAATTTAGCGATCTGAGTATCAAGGAAGCATATGAATATCTCAAAACCCTTCCGGAGTTCGAAGGAGCGGAAGATGTTTTCGAAGATAAGAATAACAGTGTTTGATTGAAAGGATAGAAAAGATTTATTTATGAAGATCAGAGCCGAGCCGTAACAGGCTCTTATTTTTATACAAAATTGCGCCGGCGCAACACCGGAGAAAGCGTGAATAATTGAAAGAAATACTCACACAAACATATCTTATCGCATTGCCGATTTTGCTTGGTTATATCGTTTGGCTTCTGAAAAATCAGAAGAAAGATCGAGACGCAAACAGTAAGGGAACTATGCTCTTGCTTCGCGTCCAGATGATTGAGTATCACTCAAAGTATACGAAGATGGGAGATATTCCGTCATACGCATATCAGAATTTCTGCGAAATGTACGAAGCTTACCACAGACTTGGCGGAAATGGCATGGTAACAAAAATGAAACAGGAAATTGAAGAACTGCATATCAAAAGAAAGGGAGAATGACTATGAATATTAACACTATCACACAGTATGTAACTTACGCCCTGGCCCTGATCGGAATCCTGGCATTTATCGTTTCAGCAATCGTGCAGGTGATCAAAGATCTTCCAGGTCTGAAGAACATTCAGACCAGTATTGTTGCCCTTGTAGCATCCCTGATTCTGTGCCCGGTAGCATTACTGATTCTGTGCACATATTATAAAGCTGCAATAACCTGGTATTACATTGTAGCATCTGTGATTGCAGCATTTATCGTGTATCTGGTTGCAACCGGAGGCTGGGAGAAAGTCAAGGAGATCTGGGAAAGAACAAAATATAAAAATTCAGAGGGTGAGTGATCACCCTCACAGGAGGAAAATATGATAAAGATCATGGGAACCCCACAGGCCAGCGTTGAACAGATGAAGGTTTACATCAAAAAAGTAAATCCACAGGTGTCCGATTCGGTCACAAAGATGATTCCTCTGTATATCACGGAAGGCACGGAAGAGGGCGTGCGTGGTGACATTGCTTTTGCCCAGTCCTGTTTGGAAACAGGAAACTTCACGTTTTCGGGATCAGCAGTAACACTTGATCAGAATAATTTCTGCGGATTAGGTGTGAACGTCACAGGAAAGAAAGGCTGCAGCTTCAAAACTGCGAAAAAAGGAATCAGGGCGCAAATCCAGCATCTGCAGGCTTACGCTTGTACAGACGGACTGAAACAGAAATGTATTGACCCGCGATATACATACGTATCAAGAGGCTGCGCTGAGTATGTTGAGCATCTCGGCATCCAGGAGAATCCCAAAGGACAGGGCTGGGCAGCTGGCCGAAATTATGGCCAGAAAATCATCAACATCCTGAACGGCATATTATCTATCAAGACATCAAAAACAGAAAAGGAGAGTAATACCATGAATATCAACACAAGCCTTATCAGTAACAACAATAGCTATGCAGGTCAGAAACCGGCATATATCGTAATTCACAACACGGATAACTATGCCAAGGGTGCAAATGCGAAAGCGCATGCAAAAGCACAGCATGATGGCAACTTTAAGGGATATTCCGCACATGTATATGTGGACGACACAGAAGCGTATCAGGCGCTTCCATACAACCGTGGAGCATGGCACGTGGGCGTCAACTACGGCGGTCGGTTGTTCGGTACTGTCAACAACAGAAATTCAGTAGGAATCGAGATGTGCGTCCAGGCGGGCTATAACTATGAGAAAGCTTTCCAGAATACAGTCCAGGTGTGCAAACAGCTTATGAAACAGTTAGGAATCCCGGCAGACAGAGTTGTGCAGCATTATGATGTATGTGCAAAGAACTGCCCGTCAGCAATCCGTGCAAAAGGTGACTGGAACCGGTTCAAGCAGCTGATCGGAGCTAAGAACGCCACACCGACGGTAGATAAGTACTATCGCACAAGAAAGTCCTGGACTGACAGCAAGAGCCAGATCGGAGCATACAAGAGCCTTGAGAATGCAAAGAAAGAGTGGAAACAGGGATACACCATCTATGACTGGAACGGAAAAGCAGTGTATCCAGTACAGACTTCAAAAAAGGCAGTAGTTCTGACGGGAAAGTTTGAGACCCAGCTTCCAATCATCCGGAAAGGGAATTCCGGCGTTGCAGTTTCTGTGCTGCAGTCTGTACTTGGTGTTACTGTGGATGGCAATTTCGGAGACGATACAGAAGCATCTCTGAAAGTTTTCCAGAAAAACACAGGCGTAAAGGCAAATGGAACCTGCGGTATTGATTCCTGGAAAAAGGTGATCGAACATGTGAAGGCAAAAACAAAATAACTTCCTATTATAAAAAAGTCCGGCAGGTACCCACTGCCGGACGGATA